CAGACTTCTAAATCGATGTTTGATATCCAGTATCAGTTGCGATTAAACGACTTATATGATCTAACATCAACGTCGATCATTTACTACAAGCAAGTGATGTCTCACTTATCTCTACTTGACCTTGAGCTAAACGGCAAACCAATGTTTAGGTTCAATCGTCTGCAGAATAGAATCTATCCAGACATTAACTGGGAGACAGATGTTCTTCGCGGTGGGTATGTTGTTCTGGAATGTTACCGTGCTCTAAACCCAACTGAATTTGTCAAAGTCTACAGCGAACCTTGGTTGAAGCACTATGTGACTGCTCTTTTCAAAAAGCAGTGGGCAACCAACCTTTCCAAATTTCAGGGTGTACAGCTTCCTGGTGGAGTAACAATTGACGGTCAAGGAATGTACCAACAGGCAATGCAAGAAATGAAAGACCTCGAAGATGAATTGGTCCAGAAATCTGCACCCTTAGAATTCTACTTAGGTTGAACCCGTGGCAAAAAGAAAAATTAATTACCGTCGTATATGGATTGACTATTATGGCGAAATACCAAAAGATGATCAGGGTAGATCATATGAAATACATCACATTGATGGAAACAGAAACAACAATAGCATTGAAAATTTAACATGTATCTCGATTGAAGAACACTATGCAATACACTTTAATCAAGGTGATTACTATGCTTGTGCTGCAATAAAAAGAAGGTTGGAATTGACAGAAGAAGATCGAAAGATGTTATCTGAAAAAGTTGCAGAAGCCAACAGAGCACGCCCCAATCCATTTAACGACCCAGAAATTAGACAGAAGTGTCAAGAGACTCGTAAAAAAAATTATAAAAAAGAAAATCATCAGTTTTATGGCAAGACCAGACCTGATCATTCAGAGTTTATGAAAAGTATTGGTTTTGGTAAAAATAAAACTAAAGAACATATTGAAGCTCACCGCAAATCTTGGATACAGTCGACCAAAGATAACCCCATAAGAGCAAAGGTTTGGGTGATAGAAAAAGATGGTGTTTTTATGGAAATAAAAAATTTAAAGAAGTTTTGCAGGGATCATAACATTTCTTTTTCCAGAATATATCGTGGTAAAGAACACAATGGCTATGTACTAGCAAGGGATAACTGATGCCAGGTCCTAACGTATACTTTACTCAGGGAACAGTTAACGAACAAAGGATGATGGAAGACATCATCATTGAGTCGTTGCACATCTACGGACAAAATCTTTTCTACATTCCTCGTACTCTTGTATCTAAGGATGACATTCTTGGAGAAGATAGGCTGAGTGAATTTAAGTCTATGTTTCCTATCGAGATGTACTTTGAAAATGTAGACTCGTTTGATGGGCAAGGTGCTTTCATCCAGAAGTTTGGTCTCATGATGGAACAAAGCGCAACGCTTGTTGTTGCGCGTCGTCGTTGGGAGCAGCTTGTAGGGCGTTATGGACAAACAACTCTACCCAATAGACCAAACGAAGGCGATTTGCTTTACTTTCCTCTAACGGGCGGGATGTTTGAGATTAAGTTTGTAAAGCACCAAGATCCATTCTATCAACTGGGTCAGCTTTATGTCTATAAGCTACAAGTCGAACTCTTTCAGTACAGCTCTGAGAGAATTGATACAGGTGTACCTGAAGTCGATGCGTTTGAGACACTCAAGACTTTCTCGACAAACATTACAAGAAGTGGTGCTGGTAGAGTTAAGTCTATCACCGTGACAAATGGTGGATCAGGATATACTGAAGCTGCTGTAAGCATTGTTCCTGGCGAAGGAACAATTGGACCTGTTGGTATCGGTGCGGCGGCAGAAGCTGTGATTACAAATGGAGTTATTACTGCAATCAATGTCACTGACGGCGGTACAGGATATAGAGAGGCACCTATTGTTACCATTACTGGTGATGGGGCTAATGCTACTGCTGAAGCTGTTGTCGAGATTGACATTGACAAAGTCGAGTCATATGGAGATAACAACTCATTTAAGAAAGAAGCTGGAGATTTGCTCTTTAGTGAATTTAACCCCTTTGGCGACATTGACCAATAACTATGTTAAACAATAACGTATTCTATCACGGTATTATTAGAAAGTCAATTGTGGCTTTTGGAAAGCTCTTTAGCGACATCTACATCGATCGTCGTGAGGGAAATTCTGTTACGGGTGATGTGATCCAGAGATTACATATCCCTCTCACCTACGCTCCAAAAGAAAAATGGCTAGTTCGCATTGAACAAGATCCGAACCTTGATAATCACACATATGTTTCTCTTCCACGTATGTCGTTTGAGATCACAGGCTATAACTATGACTCTCAGCGTAAAGTTGGGAAGATGCAAAAGATTAAGTGTGTGAACGACGATGGATCAACAGAAATGTTCAGTCCCGTTCCCTACAACCTTGATATTTCCTTATATGTGCTCACCAAAACACAAGAAGATGCTTTGCAAATTATTGAACAGATTCTTCCTACGTTCAGTCCTGAATATACATTGGCCATCAAAGCAGTCCCAGAAATGAACATCATTCAGGATGTGCCAATTGGATTGACGAGCATCTCCGTGTCAGATGAATATGATGGCGACTTCCAGACTCGTAGATTTGTTACGCATACACTCACATTTCAGTTAAAGTTGAATCTCTATGGTGGTGTGAGAAGTAACAAACCGATATACACAGTGGAAGCTGGAATTGGGACAAACGAATTTACTGGACCCCAGCAACTGTATGTCGTTGATGGTGATCCTACAACATACACTATCACGAATGAAGAGTGGCTTGAAGATTTTTAATGCAAGTATACAATAACAACGCCAACCTCAAAGCTGCAAATGTAGCTGTCCCGTTCACCCAAGAACAAGTCAAAGAATACGTTAAGTGTTCTCAAGACCCGCTGTACTTCATTAGAACGTATGCAAAGATTGTTTCTCTTGATGAAGGCGTTGTACCATTCCTGCCCTTTCCTTATCAGGAAAGAATCATTTCTACCATTCACGAAAATCAAAACACGCTTGGTAAGCTATTTCGTCAGGCTGGTAAGTCTACAATCGTTGCTGCTTACTTTGCCTGGTATGTTCTTTTCAACGATAACAAGACGGCTGTCATTCTAGCTAACAAACAAGCAATTGCTATTGAAATTTTTGGTCGTGTTCAGTTTATCATTGAAAACTTACCCCATTGGCTGCAACAAGGAGTGGTCGAATGGAATAAGAAATCTCTTGTGTTAGAAAATGGCAGTCGTTGTATTGCTGCAGCCACCTCAGCATCAGCTGTTCGTGGTATGTCAGTAAACCTACTGCTGCTTGATGAGTTTGCACACTTAAAGCCAAACTTGGCCGAAGAGTTTATTGCTTCTGTGTTTCCAACACTGTCTTCATCTGAATCTTCGAAGCTCATTATTATCTCTACACCTAACGGCCTTAACCACTATCATAAGCTATGGGTTGAGTCTAAGAACGGAAATAACGACTTTGTCACCGTTGAGGGTCGTTGGCAAGAGAATCCAAAGCGCACTCCAGCTTGGGCAGAAGAGCAGCGTAAAAAACTTGGTGAAGTCAAGTATAGACAAGAGATCGAGTGTACGTTTGAAGGGTCATCATTCACTTTGGTGGATGGTGCAAAGCTGGCCACTTTGCCTATAGCACAACCCATCTACAATAAAGATAATTTTGAAGTATTTGAATCGCCTCAAAAAGACAGAATGTATGTAATTACTGTTGATACATCAAGAGGACAGCATCGCGACTTTTCTGCGTTTGCTATTGTTGATGTCACTGAAATGCCCTATCAGATAGTTGCAACATACAAAGACAATACGATATCAACGCTCGAATATCCGCATTTGATATATAATGCAGCTAGACAGTACAACGATGCCTTTATTCTTATTGAGATAAACGATTTGGGTGAAGAGGTATCAAACACGATCTGGTATGAGTATGAATATGAGAATGTGTACTTTACCAAAGGGAATGAACTCTCACAATCGAGAGGATATCCTGGAGTTAGAACAACATCCAAAGTGAAATCACTAGGGTGTTCGGTTTTAAAAGAGCTGATTGAGAAAGATCAGCTAATTGTGAACTCGCACAGAATTATTGAAGAATTAGGGTTGTTTGTGTTGCATAGGAAAACGTATGCATCTCAAGATCCAACTATTAATGATGATTTGTGTACGACTTTGTGGTTGCTTGCTTGGCTGACGAAACAAGACATTTTCCAAGAAGTAACCAACATACATCTACGAAGTATTCTTACAGAAAAAAAGCAAGAATACATTGATTCAACTATGACGCCTTTTGGATTTTATGAAGATGGCAAGTCAGCTCATTTTGATTTAAAAGCAGAAGACAACAAAAAACTACCTTCAAGAGACAATCCATACTATCTTACACCTGATCAGATAGAGCTACTGAACTTTTGAATATCATAAATAATATCGAGAAATAGTGCGAGCTATTCTATAACAAGGAGAACAAAACATGGCTTTTCAGCTTTCACCTGGGGTTCTGGTCACCGAAACAGACCTAACAAATATTGTTCCTGCGGTTGCCACTTCCTCTGGTGCATACGCAGGCGTTTTCGCTTGGGGCCCTGTTATGGACCCAACACAAGTTACATCTGAGAATCAGCTTGTACAGCGATTTGGTAAACCAAATGATTCTAACGCAGCTTCATGGTTTACGGCTGCCAACTTCCTATCATACACCAACAACCTACAAGTTGTCCGTGTTGATGCTGCTGGTGCTCGTAACGCCGTTGCTACTCCATCAGGTACTGTTACTTCTGTAGCAATTACTAATGGTGGTTCAAACTATGCAACTGGGGCTACAATCACTTTCAGCTTGCCTGACATTGCTGGTGGTGTTCAAGCTACTGGCACGATCACTGTTGGTGACGTTCAGACAGGAACAGAGACCGAAGTTCAAGTAACTGACGTTGAATTGATTTCTGGTGGAACTAACTATACAGACCCAACAATCACTTTCAGCGCTCCAGCTGGTGGTGGTGCTGCTGCGACTGCGGAAGTTGTCACAGACGTTTCAAATCAGATTATCGAAATCAACGTTTTGACTGCTGGTGAGTATGAAACGACTGATACGATCACAGCAACACTTTCTGATCCTACTGGTACAGACGCTGAAATCAACATTGTTACTACAAACGTTGTTACTCCAATCATCACTCCTGGTGACTGAAGCTGGTACTGGTTACACTACAGCTCCAACCATCACGGTAGTGAGCGAAACTGGATCAGGATTTGCTGCTACAGTTACGATCACAACTGGCGGTATTAAAATCAACAACGAAGATCAATACGAAACAAACTTTGTTAATGGTGCAGGTGTTGTTGGCGAATTTGCTGCTAAGTATCCTGGTGTACTAGGTAACTCTCTTCGTGTTGAGATGGCTGATGCTGGTTCATTCTCATCATGGACATACAGAACTGAGTTCGATGGAGCTCCAGGCACATCAACATATGCAGCTGCTGCTAACGGTTCAAGCGATGAAATGCACATCATTGTTGTTGATGAAGATGGTGCATGGACCGGTACACGTGGTGCAATTCTTGAAAAATTTGCATTCGTATCTAAAGCATCTGATGCAAAACAAGCTGATGGTACAAACAACTACTACAAAGAAGTGTTGAACACAAACTCCAACTACATCTGGTGGATGGATCACCCAGCTACTGGTTCAAACTGGGGTAGTGCAGCTGCAGGTGTCACTTTTGTAAACCTCTCTTCAGCTGTTGCTAGATCACTTTCTGGTGGTATTAACGATTATGCTCCAACAGATGGTAACATCCAGAATGCATACGCTCTTTTCGCTAATGCTGAGCGTTATGACATCTCACTAATCCCAACAGGTCCAGTTACTGCTGCTGTTGCTAAGTACGTTGTTGAACAAGTTGCAGAGGTCCGTAGAGACTGTGTTGCTTTTGTTTCACCTTCAACTACTCAAGCACAACCAATCCAAGGTGCTTCAGTTCTGCAAGATACCTTAGACTTCCGTACTGGAACATCATTCAACGTTAACTCATCATATGGTGTACTTGACTCAGGTTGGAAGTATCAGTACGACCGCTACAACGACAAGTACCGTTGGGTTCCATTGAACGGTGATATTGCTGGTCTATGCGCACGTACAGACTTCACCAACGATGCATGGTGGTCACCGGGTGGTCTAAATCGTGGTCAAGTTAAGAATGTGGTTAAGTTGAACTTTAGCCCAAGCCAAGCTGAACGTGATGAGTTGTACAAAGCTGGTGTTAACCCAGTTGTGTCCTTCCCAGGTCAGGGTACAGTTCTCTTTGGTGACAAGACATTGTTGACCAAGCCTTCTGCCTTTGATCGCATCAACGTTCGTAGACTCTTCATTGTTCTTGAGAAAGCAATTGCAACTGCTGCTAAGTTCCAGTTGTTCGAGTTCAACGATGGATTTACACGCGCACAGTTCCGTTCACTAGTGACTCCGTTCTTGCGTGATGTTCAGGGTCGTCGTGGTGTAACAGACTTCCGTGTGGTATGTGATGAAACAAACAACACTGGTGAAGTAATCGATCGTAACGAGTTTGTTGCTGACATCTATGTCAAACCAGCTCGCGCAATCAACTTCATCACGCTGAACTTCATTGCAGCCCGTACTGGCATCTCTTTTGATGAGATTGGCGCTTAATAAATAAAACGGGGGCTTAAAAAGCCCCCATTCAAGGAGAATCTATAAATGGCAACAATTTCAGCTTTCAAGGCGCAGATGCAGGGCGGTGGTGCTCGCCCTAATCAGTTCCGCGTCGAACTAACATTCCCAGCTTTCGTCGGCTCGATTGCATCTGCTGCTGGTAACGCAGCTCAGTTCTTGTGCCGTTCAACCTCATTGCCTGCTTCAACGATTGAAGACATTCAAACTTCATATCGCGGTCGTCCTGTGCACTTTGCTGGTGAGCGTACGTATCAGCCATGGTCAATCAACGTATTCAACGACACCAACTTCCTAATCCGCAATGTGATGGAAACGTGGAATAATGTCATGTTGAGCTACACATCGACAAACGGTGTATTGCGTCCATCTGACTACCAAGTCGACATGAGCGTGTATCAACTTGACCGTAACGATCGTGTTATCAAAACATATGTGTTTTATGATGCATATCCAATCAATGTAGGCCCAATTGCTCTTGACTTTGAACAGAACAACCAGATTGAGACGTTCGATGTTGAGTTTGTCTACAACTACTTCACTACCGATGGTATCTAAGTAGGTTAAAAGGATGCAGCGTGAATTATCGCCGCGTGTATGACAATTTAATAGACAATGCTGTAGAGCGCAACTGGAATCGCTCTACAGCATCTTGCTATGTTGAGTTTCACCACATTATACCAAAATGTATTGGTGGATGTGATTCAGCTGACAATGTTGTGTGTCTAACTGCGCGAGAACATTTTGTCGCGCACTTACTGCTAGTCAAAATGTATCCTGAAGAGTCAAAACTTGTGTTTGCAGCTCATATGCTCACTCGAGGCACCAATAAACATGGTCGATCGAACAATCGCGAGTATCAATGGCTCAAAGAGTGTAGATCTAAACATATTGGTAATATCCTTAGAGGAGTACCAAAGACAGATGATCATAAAATGAAGTTAAGAGGCAGACGTCCTCACGTGAATCAAACAGGATCAAATAACAATGCTTTTAAAGGGTTGATTCAAACACCACTAGGAACCTTTGAATCACTCAAACAAGCAGCAGAAGCCGAAGGCGTCGATTTTACCACAATTCATTATCGCATACATAGTAGAAGTGAAAAATTTTTAGAATATAAGAGGGTGACGATTTGAACGTTTTTGGATTTGAGATTAGAAAAAAGAAGCCTCGTGAGGACGTAGGGAGTGTTATTGCTCCCTCTCCTGACGATGGCTCTACCGTTGTTAATAATGCCGCTGCTTATTATTGTCTAGTAGTAGACTTAGAGGGCGTTGTTAAAAATGAAAATGAACTGATCCGCCGTTATCGCGAAGTGTCACAGTATGCGGATTGTGATGCTGCTATTGAAGATATTGTGAATGAAGCTATTGTTGTTGAAGACAATGATGCTCCTATCACTCTAGATCTACAAAATCTTAAAATATCTGATAGCATCAAGAAAAAAATTAACGAAGAATTTGAAAATGTCATGAAGCTTTTCAACATGAATGAGAAAGCGCATGACATTTTTCGTCAATGGTATACTGATGGTAGAATGTTCTATCACATCATACTAGACAAAAACAGACCCAAGGATGGCATTCTTGAGTTAAGGTACGTTGACCCACGCAAGATTCGTAAGATCAGAAACGTCAAGAAAGAAAAGAACGAGAAGGGCGTTGAGGTCATCAAGAGCGTTGATGAGTATTATCTCTACAACGATAAAGGAATTACAGAGGGCACCTCACAAGGTGTGAAGATGTCTGTAGACTCAATCATTCACTGTACATCTGGTCTGGTTGACTCTAACACAAACATGGTGTTGAGCTATTTGCACAAAGCAATTAGGCCAACAAACCAGTTAAAGATGATGGAAGATGCTTTGGTCATCGACGTTGGCAACTTGCCTAAGATTAGGGCAGAGCAGTATGTCAACGACATGATGAATAAGTTTAGAAACAAGATTGTGTATGATGCTAACACTGGTGAGATTAGAGACAACAGGCAGCATCTGTCTTTGATGGAAGACTTCTGGATGCCTCGTCGTGAAGGCGGCAAGGGTACAGAGATCACTACTCTTCAAGGTGGTCAGAATCTTGGGCAGATTGAAGACATTGAGTACTTCCAGAATAAGCTATACAAAGCTCTGAATGTTCCTATCTCAAGACTCCAGCCACAACAAAACTTTAGTCTTGGTAGAGCTGCAGAGATTACGCGCGAAGAGATTAAGTTCAACAAATTTATTGAACGTCTTCGCAAGAAGTTTTCTAGCTTGTTTTTAGATGCTTTGCGAGTGCAGTTGATTGCAAAAGGTATCATTAAGCCAGAAGACTGGGATGAGATGGAATATGACATCCGCCTAGACTTCCAAAGAGACAATCACTTTACAGAATTAAAGAACGCTGAACTGATCATGAACCGTCTTGGTGCATTACAAAATGTTGACCCATACGTTGGTAAATACTATTCGATGAACTGGGTTCGTAAAAACATCTTGATGCAGACTGAAGATGAAATGAAAGAGATGGACAAAGAGATGGAAGCTGATAGAGAAAATGAAGTCGACTTTGCTTCTCACGAAGGTCAGTTAGCAGCTGCAAAACAACAACCAATGCTTGATCAACAAGCAGACAATCAAGGAGATAATCAATGAGCACACGCGACCTAATCGATGCTATCGAGGCTGGAGACGCTTCTGCAATTCAACAGAATTTTGAAGAAGAGTTGGCATCTCGTATTGCTGACCGTCTTGATGCAATGCGTCAGGAAGTAGCTAAAAATATGTTTAACGAAGCTGCTAAGAACGATGTCATTAAAGATGCAGGTGAAGATGACGATGAGGATGAAGACAAAGAAGACGAAATGAATGAAATGTCTTCAAAAGAGAAGATGAAGCGTGGTCTTTATAACAAGGAAGAAGCTGAGCTAGAAGAAGCAACAGCACCAAAGCAAGTTCATCCTGATGCTCTCCACGTACAACACGTTGGTGGCGGAAAGTATAAAGTGCATGCTGTTGGTAAAAACTTTGAGCATGGCGTAAAGCCAGGTGAACACCTTTCTGATTCTGAGTTGGATGATTTCTCAGAAATGGGTGGCAAGATTAAGCACATGAAATAATGAACTATCAACAGTTTAAAACTAACACTTACGCCTTAAAGTTAGGAGCAGAAGTCAAACAAAGCTGCTCCTACTATGGCACTATGATTAGTGAAACTGTTGATGGTTATGTGTTTATTAATGATCAGCTCACAGAATTTGTTTCTTTGGAAGAAGCTAAAGACCACTTAAGGCAACAAAACTTATACGAAGACATCCAAAAAGAAATTCAATATGAATCATACGAAGAGATGTCACATAACAAGATTGTCGATATTATAAAAGCTCATCACGGTGATGTTAAAGTTACCGATACGTTAGTAGAGTCTTACATTGAGCTAGCTTCTTCCAAAATTTTTACAACCGATCCGGTCGCTCACGATATGTCTTCTTTCAATAAGATCAGCCGCATCGTTGAAGGTAGACTTGATTATAACTTAGATGATGGCACTTCAGTGGTCATTACTGAAGACACTTACCAACGCATAAATAATATATTCGGAAACCACCCTGACGTTATTAAACACATGAGATCGTCGGTCGACAATTTTCTAGATGTGGTAAACGCATTAGAGGAATAACATGGCACAAGCAACATTAAAAAAGACACATCAAGAGGTAATCGTAAAGGTGTGGCCCGCTAGCGGTGATGGCGAAACTACCAATAATATTGTACTGGCAAACTTAGCAGCTGTTGGTCAAGAGGTTGATTCAGAAGCTGATCAGGTTGTTAACATTGCAGGTGTAACATGGTTGGGTAATCCTGCTGGCATTATTACTATCACTCGCGGTGACACGATTGTTATGACACTACCTTGCACTGGTGCTAACGAAATGGATATGACCGGTCAGGATTTGCCTCCCGATACAGTCAACAATACAGAAGACATTGAAGTGACGTTCGAGGGTGTTGGTCAAGTTTATCTCAAGCTGCGTAAGGTTTCTGGTTACCTGAACCAAGTTGAAAATGCTACGTATGGTGCTTACGATGATCCAACACGTGTTGGTGCTTCAACAACAATTAACGGTAGCCCAGACTACGTAGCCCCATAAGGATATCCCAATGAAGCTAATTAAAGAACATACGGAAGAAGTTAAGCTGATTGTCGAAGCCAAAGAAGACGGCAGCTCAAAGAACTACTTCATCGAAGGTGTGTTCCTTCAGTCAAATTTAAAAAATCGTAACGGTCGCATGTATCCAAAGGAAATTTTGGATAAAGAAGTTAAGCGTTACACAGAACAATACATTGACAAGAAT